TTCCGATCTCCAGTGCTGGATCATGACGTGCAATATCACGTTCGTAAACACTTTGTTCAGATCTTTTCTTGTTATATGCAGCACGATCTTCCATAGACATAGAGTAGAATGCTTCACCTTCTTTAGATTCAACACGATCTTCTGGCTTTACTATCCAATAAGTCCAAAACTCCCAGTGATCTTTATCTTGCTCTGGGTATACAGTAATACCTTTGATCTCAAAGTATCGCATAACAGCTTCGTGGCTCAAGCCAAAGCCACCATAACAACGATTGATTACAACTTTCATTTTATATCCTTTGAATTATCTGCGATATCTTTATCATCACGAATTTCAATAAAAATTGGAAGAAACAAACTTTCGTCTCCCAATTTATTCTTTATTCGACTATTATACTTGATTGCCACAATTTTGTCAAGTATTTCTGACCCTAGATTCTTGCGATGTGCATCATTGAAGCCAGAACCTACGTTTACCTTAATCTTACCATCAGAAGATTCACAAACAATTGCACCAAGCATTCCTGCATATTTGCCAGTACCTTCTTCAATTGCAACAATTTTTAGATCACACTCAAGTTCACCTTTGAATTTAATCTGATGTTTTGCACGTTTGTCTTCCCAAACCCCATTACCATCTTTAAGGATAATACCTTCATATCCACTTGCAAGATATTCTTGAAAGATCTCTTGGGCTTGTTCTTGAGTTTCAACAATAGTTGAAGTAACAGTCCAAATCTTTTTACCTTCGGACTTTTGTTTGTTCACAAGAAGTTCTAGACTTGAGAATCGTTTTGCATATGGAGTTTGACAATACCCATCAGCAAATTGAACATAAGGAATCAAATCCCAAACGGATGCATGAACCATTGCTGCTTGTTCTTCAGAGATAGTTCCTTTGTTTGCTCGATTTAAGATACCATTACCAGTCTGACGATCGGCAAACTGATGGTCACCCTCAAGCATTACAAGTAGTTCACCATCAAAAACACAATCAATAGAACCAGCAAGAGAAATAAACTCTTGCTCCAAATTGCCAAGTAATAAAATTTCTTTGCCATTTCTACTCCTAAATTCACACTTACCATCGCGAACGATCGCATTAAAACGCATACCGTCCATCTTCATTTGAGCATAGGCTGGGAATTTAATTTTGTCAACCAGCTTTTGTTCAAATGGTGAGCAAAGCATACAAGGATATTCTTTGATCAATCCTGGCCATACATCATTGGCAGTTGATACTTGAACTCCGCAATCCAAACTCTTGTCAATGATTCGTTCAATAACTTTAGCATCATCTTCAGTTAGACCTGAAAGTGTTACTCGCAGGAATTCGATGGCTGCGTTGCCAGTTACATTACGTGAAGAAAGTTCATACAACGCACTAATTGCACCTTCCAGCGAATGTGGTCGAGCAGCACTCGGGGTTGGGTTATACGCAGGAATTTTGCGTTGATAGAATTGAGTGAATGGATCTAGAGCAAGCCGAATAACTTCACGGAGCAGTGCATTATCTTTGTTGGCTTCAAGCTGTTCTTTCTTGAAATTACGTGAAGGGTTTGCTGCAAGAGAGTTTAAAAATTTATTAATATTCATTTGTGTTTCAATTCCTTAAATGTTCTATATCTCATATCAAATCGAATCGGCTTAATAAATTTCTTTACTAAGCCAGTGTCCACATTATAAAATGCAACCATTTTTGACTTGTCGTCAGTCAAATAATAGATATGGTTGGTTACCTTACCAACCCAATCCTTAGTTGTTTCTTGGAAAACTCTCATGCTGTTTTCCGAAAATGACCATAAGGAAGACCTTGCGTGAAACAGAAATACTCAAAGTCGCCATTAGCACCTTCAGCATCCATCAACCACGCAATGACACGTTCACGATTCGTGCCAGTGTGCATAAGGTTGAGAACACGATCTTCAAACTCAACGATCGCTTGCGATTCACGCACTTTACGATCGGCTTCTTCTTGCTCGATCGCACGACCAAGGGTTTGGAATTCGGCTTCAAAATCAGCTTCAGTCCAGTTGGATGTATCAACACCACGAGGACGCACGCCATACGCATCCTTGTACATATCCCAGTACTGGCATTGCATTTGTTCCAGCACAGACATCTCTTCCCAAGATTTGAATTCAGACATAACGATCTCCAATTAAACGAAAGACTTAGTAGGAAAACCAACAGCGAAACCAGAAGTGCCAGTGGATGCTTGGCGAGTAGTTTTACCGTTCATTTTTTGTTTTGGTGCTTTGCGTGGTTTGATAACTTCAATCGAACCACCTTTCTTCAAAAACAAGGTTACTTGTTGTTCGGTTTCAGCACGAAGTTCAGCTTTGGTTTTATAGAACATAGTCATAATCACATTTCCTTTTTCATCATTTATACAACTATTATACTACAAGTTTGCATTAAAGTAAAGCGAAATTTGACTATCCCTTACAAACCTGAGGGGATTGCGTAAGTTATTGATTTAGAAGGGGATTTTAGACCGAGAAAGAGGGCGTAGCAGCCCGTAGGAGAGGTCGGAGGGTAGGGGTGGGTAAACCCCTGTTGGGAGCCGAAAAACGTCCCTACGGACGTTATAGAGGGTCTAAAAAGGGTTTGATATCGCCTATTCTTTGGTTGAATAGACAAAAAGTCGGCTCTCGGGAGAACCCATCATTTTTGAAAAGGGTATAATCACGATAAGGGAATAATTCTAAACATTGAACGCAATCATTACCAATAAACCTATCGAAACTACCTTTATGATTATCAAATTCTTTTGCATAATGAATGCGGAGGATTTCCTTAGTACTTTCAGATCCCACATTCCAACAAAAGATAGATGAGTTAACCATCGTATCAAGATCATTTGGGTTTCTTTTATTATGTCTTTTTATCTTTTCTATATCTTTGTATGAAGCATAAAGCACAGCCAGTTTAGTTGGTTCATAATTTAGGTAATGGTCTATGTTCTTATTAATAATCATATCTAGATCGAAATGAAAACATTTGCCATCAAGCAATGGTGTTTCAAATAGATCTAATTTATGCCAACGTCTTCCAACTGGATCAACGACTTCAATAGGAAGGATTCCAATATCTGGATCAAGACCAGCAGGATCTTCAGTTTGAACCCAAAACTTAAATGGAACTGTTGTTCTTTTTCTAAGCATCTTCAGAAAATTATTTACGTATTCTGAATTGTAAACTTGATAGTATTTTAATACTGTTATATTAATCATTTTGTATAAATCCTATTACCAATACAAAGAATATCCATCTCTGTAGTATTAAACAATTCAATAGCATCAGCAGGATTTCCAGCAATAGGTTTACCGCCAAGATTTAATGAAGTATTTAATAGAACTGGGATACCTTTAATCTGTTCAAACTTATCTAATAATGAATAGAATAATGAATTCTGTTCTGGAGTTACTGTTTGGTGACGACAAGTTCCATCAACATGAGTTACACTCTTTAACCTATCATCTAATACCTTTGATGTAAATAACATGTAAGGATTATCTTCTAGATCGAAATACTGTTTTGCTTTATCTTGTTTAACACTGGCACCAAATGGTCTGAACCATTCTCGGTGTTTTACTTTACTGTTCAGGATATGTTTACCGTCAGCAATAGTTGGATCCATTAAGATTGAACGATTACCTAGAGCACGTGGTCCGATCTCACCATGTCCTTGATACCAACCAACTATTTTACCTTGAGATAGATATTCAGCAATCTTGGTTATAGTTTCTTCTGTTGGATTATCTTCTGGTGCATCATCATCTTGAATATATGGAAAGTTTTTTATTTCTGTTGAAATATTTCCACCCAATAAATTTACACCAAATCTCATACAACCAATAGAAAGACCACCATCATACACATGAGGATCAATTAATAGATTATAACCTTCATCCATTAATCTTCTATTCCAATCAACATTCAAAGCACAACCACCAGAATAGATAATTGGTTTTGATTTATCTAATTTTTTTACATAATTTAATACAACAGCATAACACAATTCATTTATAGTGGCTAAATTCTTTAAGGTAGTTTTCCACTGATCAGTATTAGTTTCAGTTTCATTTGGAACCTTTGACATAACAAGTTTTTCTATAATTATTTCCAATCCTTTTGGAACAACTTTTTTTAATGATTGAAATAAATCTAAGTCTGGAGTACCATATGGAACTAATCCCATAACTTTACCAGCATTATCAATATGTTTACTAGTACCAACACCTAAACTGCCACCAACAGTATTCAATGTAGTTCCTGGAGAGAAATTATTAGTGCGCTCTATTTTGCCGTTACTATAAACCATAGTAGTATTTCCACCAGAACCCATACCGTCAAGAACAAGTGCTTGTGAGGATTCTTTAAAATTTGAATTACTCCAAGCATGCGCAAGATGATGATCTAAGATATAGTGTTTTCCGATATCATCTTTTTTATGTTTGGTATAATAACTCAAACCACCATATGGTAATCTAAGAGATTTAAATTTACCATTATAATAACCACCATCAGTTTCAACAATTAAGTTAATCTTGTCAAAATCAATACCCCATTGAAATAGTTTTTTATAAAACCATGATTCTATTGCTCTTGCGTGTTTTTGGCCAATTTCTCTTTCATATTTTGCATATTTAATTTCACCATCAATATATGCGCATACATTACAATCATGAGATGCTTTACCTAATCCAATAACAATCATACGCCACCATAAATTTTTTGTTCATATTGTATTTGTTCTTCTAACCACTTCGATGAAACTATTTGATCATTGTAATTATTAACAGTAGCCCAGTCATTAAATACTTGGATGCACTCATTAAAGTTTGATACCAGTTTTAATTTATCTGTAATCGTAGTTGACTTAACTGGAATAGTATCAATCATAATATTTTCTGAACACATCTGATTCATAAGTTCAATTATAATATTTGCTCCAATAATTTCTTTTTCAGAGAATTGAGAAACCAATGGATCTTCTTTGCTTAACAAATACTGATATAAAGTTAGACGTGAGATTGATATACCAAATTTCTGTTCAATGGTTTGTTCAGCTGGGAAATATCTTTGAAGCAAGGAATCAATATCTTGTTCAATCTCTTTGTATGAAACTTCTTTGGCATTTGGGAAATTAGTTGCTACCCAATTCTTATATTGTAAATACTTTTTCGCTTGATCAATAATTACAGCTGGGTCAACAGTAAATGTTTTGCCACCATAAAGCATTGCTCGATCTTCGGCTGAATGAACATTATTAACTTGTTTATCTTCTGGTCTATCGGTTTGTTTTCTTACCGCAGTACACATACCATAATCAAATAAATCATCACGTGTTGAAGTATAAACATCACAGGTTTCTTTTAAATGCCTATAAAAATCAAATGGCAAATCTTTCCGTTTCAATGTTTTGTCTATAGTAATACGAGCAAGATATGATGTGCTTTGTTTCAGTAAATCAGTAATATCTTTATACTCTTGTTTTTTCTTGGACCAATCTTTATATAACTTACCTTCTATATTAACAATCCCATTCATTAGGTCGTGTGGATTTGTTATAGAAGAATCTATCAATTGATTTATCCAAAAAGTCGCTGCTCGTTGGAAATAAGTTGAACCTGAACTG